CGCTCCACCCTCTGCTTTAGACGGTGCAGTTGAAAAGCCTGCTAACATCACTTCTTCTTCAAACGCTCTATCTGATGATTCCTCATCAAATATCTCTGCGTGTTCGTTTTCATAACGATCGTACTCTAGACCAAACAGGGCGTTAAGTCCAGGTTCTAGCTCTTTCGCTAATTGTGCTCTTGATATAGCCATTGTTTAAACCCTCCCTATATACCTGTTGTAGCGAAGGTACCAACCGCCGCACTTGTGTTAAGATTATAGTGACCGTTTAGTCTTACTATGTACTGATGACCAACTGCAGAATAGTCTGAGTTAGCCTCATCTTCATAAAGACCAACAATCCTTACATCAAGTGTATTAGTTGTAGCGGCTGTACTGATATCTAGCATATCACTAGATCTACCAGTAGCTGTACTACCGTTGTTTACACTTGCCATGTCACAGTTGACAAAAACATCCGCAAGAGCTGTTGCTCTATTAGTGTTTGTACCATCTGCAACTACAGCATAAAGTTGAAAAGGATCGTCATAGACGAATGCTTTCACAGGAAAGTCTGTGTCCACACTTACTGCGTTTGCTCCCGGCCAATAGTTTTTAAAAGTAGTTTTACCAGTAACAGAGTCTACAAACTCTACGCCTGCTAATACACCTAAAGGAGATATCGCTTGATCAGAGATAATGATAGTTCCTGTAGAGGCAGGACATACGATCCCGCCATTGTATATAGCTGTTGCATAAGTGCTTGCAATCTCATACTGTGTTGTGGCGTTATTATTTGGGTTGCCACCTACCTTTCCTATCGGACGAAGACCATAACCAGCTGTTAGATTATTTGCCATTTATTTTACTCCAATAATGGGGCCATCCTATTGTTTTTTAGGACCGCCAAAGGTTACACGAGATTGACGATCTGGTCGATTGATCGTCATAGTTGAATGTGCGTTTTCTCTCATCATATCTGAATCCACTGCTTGCATCTGATCAGCTTTTCTTTGATTAAAATAAGCTGTTCTTTCTGCGATGGTTTCAACAGGCATACGAGCTAAAACTAACCCACCTACTCCGAAAACACCTTCATATTTACCCGAATCTACTACTGGGGCTTCAAAATCTGGGTATTCGTCTGCTCTTACGAGCTCCCAACCTTCTCTAAGTTTTGCGGAAACATTTTTGGTATCATTGAAACCACGAGTTTCTGCTCTTACCCATCGATGTTTAAAGCCATCTGGTGCGGGTGGTGCATCCAGCATGGATGGTGGAGCCCACGGCTTACGCGATGCCGCCTTCTCCCTTGTCTGTGTTGCGCGAGGAGTTCTTTTAATAGAACCTTCAAACATTTCGTCTTGTTGTGCCATTTATTTTACTCCTTAACGTATTTTGCGTATTGTTCTAGACTTACCCCAAGTTTTTTGGCCATAGCCACTTGTCTTTGAGTTAGTCTAACCTTGTTCCCACTACTGCGCCCAGTTCCGGAGGACCTATTAACAGATGCAACCGTCTGGGCGGGTCGCTTGCTCTGAGATCCTTCCTTAAACTTATGAGGAAACTCTTCCTTCATTCGTTTATCTAATACATCATAATACTCATCGCTCTTCGGGTCAATACCTTCTGACTCAACAAGTTCTTTATGTATGCCAAATGCTGCATATGTCATGGCGCTATCTTCGCCAAACCAATCATTCCTTTGTGCCCAACTTTCTGCTTTAGGGTCAGGCCTTGCAGGGGCTTGAGGGGCTGTTTGCTGGGCCACAGGCTGCGCTGGGGGCTGCTTTTGTCTTCTCTCGTTAGCTGACTTAGCCTGAGCCGCTCTATCGGCCTCTACAGCTAATTGTGTCATTTTTCTTTGAGCAGCTACAGCAGATTCTGTATCACCAATTTCCATGGCATTTCTCAAAGCAGCTTCTGTTTGAGCCATCTCTGATTCTACGCGACCACTGTATTGATCAACATAGCTGTTATCCATTTGATTCAGTCTTTGGGCTAATTCTGCGTTTTCTTTAGCCTTTATTTGCGCGAACCGAGTAGCTTCTTCAGCGTTCTTCTCAGCTTCCCGCATCTTTTTTGTAAGTCTATTAATTCTCTTCTGAGTTTGGTTCTCACTTTTCTTAAACTCATCTTCAGCAGCTTCCGAAGTTGCAACAGCAGCTTCTTGAGCAGCTTCCTCATTTGGAGAATCGTTTTCAACAGTAACTTCAACATCAGGACCTTCTTCTTCCCCTAAGTCTAAATCTAATTCAGCTTGTGCTTCTTTTCCACTCATATCTACCTCTTAATAATGTAAAATGTCTTCAGGGTCCATAATTTTTGCTAAAATCTCGTCATCATTTAAAATTCTGACCTCTCCGCCATCTATTTTAAAACGAGACCCCGCATATCGGGCAAACATCACCCAATCTTTCTCCACGCACCACGGTCCTGCTGGAAATTTCTCTGTATCCTTGTAAGCTAAAGGTCCTGTCTTTAAAACATAACCAACTTGCGTAGAAACTTGACCTTCTTCTACAATTTTATCCGGTAAAAAAATACCCCCTTCTGTCTTACCTTTACCTCTGTAAGGTAAAATAAGTATTCTCCAACCCGTTGGTTGGGGCATTCTGTCTATTAAGCTTTGTTCAATTAAATTAGGGTCTAAAACTCTATCTTTTGGGTCTACATAAGCCCCATTTAGTTCTGTTGCTGATGCTTCCATTTAAACTTCCTCTTGTTCTTGCTTCTCTAAAAGATTTTTTATTTCACTCTCTAAAAAATCTAAAGACTTTAACTCTCCCATGAGACCCTTGTAATGTATCATGTCTTTTACATTATCAAATTCTAATGTCTCACGAATAAGTTCTCTTCTTTCTTTTATAAGCCTAAATACAGCTTGTGCAAGATAAATCTCATTCATTTCTATAAAAACCTAATATTTTCTTATTCTGTCGTATATAATCTTATATATTGCAGCAAATGTCAACGTTCCTGAGCACGTTTTATTCCTATAACATGCTTTCTGTAAAAAAAATTACCTATCTTACAAAAAAACTTTGAAAACTCTAGATATGTTCTGGTTTTGAAGGTCATTACATACACAAGTCCTGATACTTAGTTGTGTGAAGCCTATGTTTAGATAAATCTCCGCTAGAAGAATTTAATAATTTTTTAATCCAATTAATCATTTTGTTAACCCCTTATACTTTTCAAATGACCTCAAACCGCCAAGTCCCAACATACCCATCAAAACAGTCATTAAACTGCCCATATCAAAAGCAGGTAGGTCTGGTATAAATATGTCTAAATAAGCACACACAAACAATGTAATAGGAGACAGCACGAAATGCCAACATAGGGCTACACCACAAGTCCAACCAATGAAAGGCCTCCATCCTGCTACAAAAATAGATTTGTGTTGTGCCTCGGCCTTGTTGATTTCAAGCTGACCTTTAGCTAGTTCTTGTGCATGGTTCTCAGCCATAGTGGCTATTTCATGTGCTAATTTATTTTTAGCATCTTTATCTTCTATAAACTTACCAACTAAATTACTTACTGGTCCTATTAAAGCTGTTAACATTACTTATGCTCCTTATGTTCGTGACCCATCCATATACCAAACACACCCGTCATTACACCCATAACCACAGATACAAAAGCTGATTGTGCCGCAGTCGGTGCATCTAAATCCATAAACCACTCAGCACAACGCCATGACATGACTGTACTAGCAAGCATCATACATCTTGGGAGAATTTTCCATTTAAGAAACTGTTCAACTGTAACCATTAGTACACCTTCACTTCCTCTGCATTTACAAAAGGTATTAACTTACACATACATTCATAGACCTGCGGTTTGTCTTGTTTCATATATGTTTGATTATTTAATTTATCTCTGTATTGCAAACAAACATTAACATCCTGAAAATAAATACCACCCGTGGCTATACCGTTTAGTGTGCAAGCAAGCATGAAGGCTGTCACTTTTACATTAAATCCTTATAATAGTCAGAATTTGGAGCAAAAACTTCTCCACCATCCGCCATTTTCACAGGCTTGACTTTGTCTCCGTGACCCTCTCTTATTAAAAACTGCTCGAAGCTCATAGAATCAGAGGCAGGACCATCAAAAAATTCTTTTCTTAACTCCTTCTCACTTCTTTTATCACCTGATTTAGCCACCTTGACCTCCTTGGTTGTTTTGTTGTTTTAGTAACTCACGTTCCATAGACGAATTAATCCTAGCTTGAGCTATACTCTCCGAACTCTGTATTCTCTTGTTAAACTGATCGTCTCTCTGCTGAACTTTCTTCTCTTCAAGACCTAGTTTAGCTCTATCTACCTGAGCGTCATTCTCTTCAGCCTGAGCCTTAACCTGTAACTCTTTCTCTTTCAACTGTACTAATGGATCAGGTCCCTGACCGCTTAGTTGGCCACTTAGAGCTTTCAGTTGTGACATACCTTCCGCAACATACTGAGCGGTCTTAGCTTCCATATCAATCATCTGCTCTTCTGATACGGCCTGTCCACCACTGGTTTGGATTAAGTCAACCGCAGCTCTCTCGCGAGCTCCAATCTTCACATGTTCCATTATATGTTTTTGAAGGGCTACCGCCATTTGTGGAGATTGAGCGACTAGAGGTGTGGATCCAAAAACCATGTGCGCCATTATATGCGCCTCGTGATCCTGCCCTTCAAAAGCTACTAATTTTATCTGATCCAAAACATCTATGTTCTCTTGAGCTGGATCCTTTGGTATAGCCTCTGGCTCCGGTGTACGCTTCAAGATTCTGTCTATATCCCTTACGCCCAGCGCCTCGTACATGTCTCTAAAAATCTCATACATGTTGTGCATGTCAGGAGCTGCTGTAGCTAACTGCATCTTAGTCTGAGCTAAAGATATGCGCTGGGCCTGACTGAAAACATTCGGATTGGATACAGGTAATACATCTACCCTGTTATCAAAATCCTGCCTTCTAATACTGCTATCAACACCTGTTATACTATAAGGATATTCGTCAGGTAAAAACTCTGACATAACCTTAGATAACAACTTAAACTCAATCTTCATTGCATAATGTAAACGCTTGTGAACAGCAGACATGACCCGTGAGCCCTGTTCCAACATCGCTATAGTTGTCCCAACAGCCGCACCTTGATTACCGTCGCCAACCTTTAAATCCGTAATCGTAGCAAATCGCTGTCCCGCATCAACCACAAAACCCAATAGACTCATTAAAGTCTGGTCAGGACCCTTAAAGGGTAAAGACATCAAACTCGCTTTTATATCACCACCCGGAGCATCTACATCTCTAAACTCTCCCGGTTGCAAGGGCTCGTCATCATCCCTGATCCGTAGGCCGCGGGCCTTGAAGCCTGCTGGTAAGTTCGACAACGTACCTGCATCAATCAACTGCCTTAATGCAGCAGTCGCGGTTCGCGATAAACCGCCAATAGTATGAATAAGTCCTAGTCCATAAAAACCAAATCCTGGAAGAAACTTGTAATGTACAAAATATTGTATCTTCGCTTTCTTCTCGTCATCTTCTTTGTAATTCCTGCGGATCGATAGTATCTGTCCATTATCCTGTGAAATAGTAACAATATAAGGAACTTTTATGCCTGTCGGCTCACCGTCCTCGTCTGTCTCTTCATAACCCTCAAGATCTAAATCAACATGACATTCTAATAAGGTACAGTCATAATCAATCTGTGATGGATACATACCATCAATTCTCTCAATCTCATCCGTTAAACTACCTGATTCGCTTTGGGCAGGTACCACAGGTATATCCCTATAAAATCCAGAAACTTGACGCTTTCTCAAATCATTTAAACTTAATTTTAAAACCTGTGTGATATTAGGACAAGTTTCCAGATCTGTAGTGTTGTACGGTACAATCAAATTCTCAGCGGGAACAAATTTACTGACAGCCCGCTCCAAATTCTCATCATAGTAAACCTTCTTGAAAGTACTACCCGCTAACGGTAAGTAAAATAACATCTGATCTAATTCAGGAGTATACTCTTCCATAACACAGGTTATGTAATAATTCATAAACTCCTTTACTCGTTGAGCTTGATCCTCTTTTGCAGGAGTGCTCGATCCAAGCACAGTAGTTCGCACGGGGCCAGTTGGGGGCAACAGCTCATTGAAGGCTTGGGCTTGGAACTGCGTCGCCGATTCCGCCAAAAGCGGGTGAGTAACCCCACTCGCACCTCTGAATGGTTGTGATCTCTCTTCGTAGCTAAACCCAAGTAATTCCAAACCATTGGCGAAGGCATCTTCCCACTCCTGTCTACCACTCTTGTTCTCATCAAACTCACCTGTAAGCTCACTCGCAATCCTGCCAAGTAAACCATCCGGCATCTCTTCAGCTAGGTTAGCATAGAAGTCTTCGGTAGTGCCGCGTTGATCCCGTGGCTCAAAATCAACAACAACACTACCATCATCTTCTTCCATAATCTCTACGTCTTCTGGGATAGGTCCCATGTCAAGACTATCTGGCATCTCTATTTCTACTTCAGCAGCTAACTCTTCTTCGTCCATCTGAGATGGGACACCCTCCATCATGCTGCCTATCGGTTCTCTTGCCATGTAATTCTCCTTTTAGGTACTATACCACAGATTGTATATAATATTCAATGCCCCGTGGGCCACGGTTCATGTTTACCGCTTTTTCCTTCAAACTTACTACGCCGCCATCCTCCATCATAAAGTCTGGATCATCAAACTTTTTAGGATCTTTTTTAGCCGCAGGACTTTGCAAAACCTTAGTGCTTCCCTTTGGTCTGTCTAATAACATTACATAGGAAAGATTACCGGTATCTTCATACTTGTTGACGTATGGTATATGTGTAAACCCTTCATCAGCCAACTCTCTTGAAAGTTTTTGCATAGCTTTTCTTATATCGTTATCGGAAACATTGGGGCTTTCAAAATATAAATCATCTTTTGAAAATTTGTTGTTACTTAATCGTCCTAATTGATTAGCTTTAAAAAGATCTAATTCTTCTTCAGTAAAAGGTTTTTTGGTTGCAGGGTTTAAAAAAGGTTTACTTAAATCTGCTTTTAAAGGCACAGAGCCCCCAAGAGTTTCTTTATTGTCGGGCTTTATATCTCTTTTTTGTATGTCTTTAAGTATTTCATCAGCACTTTTACCTTCATATCTCTTGTTAAGATCCGGCATTATACCATAGTTTTTTGTGAAAAAACGATCAGAGGCCGCCTTGGGTGTAGACCCTACATGTGGGCCTAGGTCTAAATAAGGTAATTTATTTAAATCAAACTCTGTAAATCCCGGATCCATAGTGAAATGATACACAGGTGTATCTATCTTACCAAAAGCAACAGCCTCTTTCATACCTTTTCTTTGATCTCCAATACCTCGAGCACCGGGAACTTCAGTTATTTTAGCATCACCCACTGCTGCCTGTATCACATCCTTATAATCCTTACCTCCCTGAACAATAACATTATCATAGCCCTCTAAAGTATTTCTGATCCTATTCATTTGAGAAGCATCTTGCTTAAACAACTCTGCTTTCTTAGGACTCATCTTGTCATTGTAATTTT